GGGTCAACGCCTATTTTCCACCCCATAACCTTTTCGGCAATTTTACAATCTAATTCTTTTCCTACTTTCAACTTTCTAACTTCCACCATGCTTCATCCTCCCCTCAGTACTTTCCCGAGCTGCCAAACCCCTTGGCTCCACGATCACTCTCACTCAGCTCATCGACTAACTCAAACTCAGCAATATAAACCGGCACGACAACTAATTGGGCTATCCTCTCGAAGGGTTGAATCATCACATAACCTTCGTCGTTTATGTTTGCCACTGTCATAAGCATTTCTCCACGATAATTGCTGTCGATAGTCCCTGTGATGACTAATTTCCCCTCGCTTGATGCTCCTGATCTTGGTTGTATCAATCCAACATGCCCCTCGGGTATCTCTACTGCAATCCCTGTGGGTATCTTGACGATCTCGTGTGGATAGACTCGCATTGGATGGTCTAGTCTCGCTCGTAGATCCGCACCACCATCGTTGGGGTATTTCCGCGATGGCAGGAATTGCGGGTCCGTTGTGTTCATGAGTTTGGCCGGGATGGTTCTTCTTTCCCAGAAATCATTTGCAGCGTCATAATCGATGCACTTTGAGCAAGGTTCCTCTCTATCACTTAAATGATCATATCTACAGTTGTCACACGTTTTTTCCATGCTTTACCCCCTCCAAATAATCCTCAATTACTCCCTTAGCCTCAACCCATCCAAAACAAACCACCGCCAAATAACCCTGCTTAGTCACTTCCTCGATCCACCATTTCTGGTTATCGCTCAACCTTCCACCCTTAACCTTGAGTTCGCAATAAAGCCCATGAAATCCACCCCGAGCAACGGGCAGGAAGACATCGCTGACTCCTGCCTTTGCTCCTTCTCGTTTTAATCGCGCCGCCTCCCTGGCGTTTCGCTTGCCTCCGTTTGGTATTGAGTGGAGAAGCGAGAGCTCTGGGTATTGGGATTGCGCTAGTTTCGCCCACTGGAAGAGGGAGATTTGTTCGTTAGACTCTTTATGATTCATGCTAATCCTCTACAATCTTGCATTCCAGTAATCCGCCCAAGAGTTCAATCCCTTTTTTACTCACAAAATATACTTGAGGATTTTCTCCCCCTCCATTTAGAAAAGGTCTTTTTGTGGCAAGCTCCAATTTAACTAACTCATCCCAACTTTGGTCATCACCAGAGGTTGTGTAATAGTTCCTGAAGGCAACGTATTTCTTACGTTTTACCCTATCGCCCCTAAAACCGATGCAATGCTTCATGTTCTCGATTTGCTTTAGGGTTATGTTTTCGTTAATCACGTTTCATCCTCCCGATCTCCATTATTTTCTAAAACGGTATCGAGTCGTCATCATCCAAATTAACTTCATGTCCCAATGAACTAGAACTACTCGACGACGCTCCTGATGAGTTGCCATCCTTCGGACTCAAGAACTGAACCTCATTGGCGATTATCTCTGTGATATAAACCTTGTATCCGTCTTTATGTGTGTAGTTCCTCGTCTGCAATCGTCCATCCACTGCAACGAGTTTTCCCTTGGACAAATACTGACTGCAAAGTTCTGCAAGCTGTTTGAATGCAACTACAGGAAGGAAGTCCGCCTCTTTCTCCCCTTGAGCATTTTTAAAGGTCCTGTCAACCGCAATTGTGAAGTTGCAAATCGCCGTTCCTGATGGCGAATATCTGAGCTCACTGTCCCGAGCGAGTCTTCCGATTTCAATAACCTTATTCATACTTAAACCCCTCTCAATGCTTTCGTTAATCGCTCGTTGTACCTAATCTCAGCCTCTTCGATATATACATCATGGATATTCGCCAAGAGTCTCTCGACTCGTCCCCATTTATCTTCAATTGTTGGTTTGGGCTCATCATCCCAAAGCTTTTCAATCTTGCTCGCTTGCTCCTCCCACTCCTTATCCGTCATATTCTCTTCGGCTGTCATACCCCCACAAGCCTCATTCGTACCCTTTTCCTCACAATAAACCCACGCCAGACTCCTCCAACTCAACCACGCACCCATTCTGTTCGCCTATGGACGCTATAGGATTTGCTGATACCTCCACATTTGCAGGTCCGATCATCTCTTTTTCCTCCCTATCTTTTTTGTATCTCAAGCTCATCATGTGAGCATGTGTGGTTTTCTTGCTGATCTCGTACTTTTTCGCCACCTCGGAGTAAGTTCCGATTGCCTCAAATTGCTCAATCGTGGTCAATTCGTTCCGCATGTCTTTTGCCCTTTGGATTGCATCTTGTCGGTCCGTTGTCTCCACCTCCCCCAAGTATTCAATCTCGCCAGTCTTTTCGTAGTGCTCGACGTTAAACTTTCGCGTAGTGATTTTCGTGTTGATCACCTCCGGATCGCTCGGAGGTTCCCTTAGACTCGACCCCAGAAACGTCCGCGCACTTGGATTTGCTACTCGCATCTAACCTCCTCCTTTCTCGGCGTTTGGCGTTGTAATATCTTGCGTTTGCCCTAGCTTTATCTTTTGTACCTTCCTCCGTGACCGGCTTGCCTTGCCAAGCTCGTATAAAAGCGTCAACGTTCGGCTTAACTCCTGCCTCTTTGGCTTTATTGGCTGCCCAAGACAAGGATCGAATGAATCGATTCATCTCCCTAGCTTGCTCCTTGGTCAAGGCTTTGCGATAGTCAACTCCGCCAGTTTCGCCGGGATATTGGACTTTCTTTTTGCCAATCTGCGCGGGCCTTGCGTTTGGAGATATGTTTGGCAGCCCTCTTCGTTTGCGCCAGTTTCGGATGGTTGTGGTTAAGACTAGATTTGTCGGAGTGCTTAACCCCTTTGCGATCTCGGAGTCTGTTTTATGTTGGTGGTAGAGGATTAAGGCGGCTGATTCGTCGAAGGATGTTTCACTGGCCATGGTTCGTCCCTCCTACCCTTCTTTTCTCCTGAGCATAGCGGCCCTAGCCATCCTTTCCCTTACACTTTTAACCTCATCGTCTGGCATCTCATCTTCTTCAAACTCTTTAAACTCTTCAAGCTTGACTACGGTCAGCGGTTCTGCAAGCTTTAATTTTGGAGCACCCATGCTATCGATAAGTTCTTTGAGCTTAATCGGCATCTTGGAGTCTATGCTCTCGCGTTTTTCTAACGCTTCGTAATTCATGCGGAATTGTCCCCTTATAACATCCGGTTCCTCGCAGTAGCAAAGATTCTTGAACCCTATGGATTCCACAGCCCTTCTGGTCAATGGCGATAAGCTTTCAAGGGCTTCCTGCTCTCGGTATCCTCCATAATTTCTAATTGCTCTAAGTGCTTCCTCGTATGCCTCTGGTGCAGTTAAGAATGTCGGTCCAGTTATTTGTACCGCAGCTCCTCTGAATATTGCTGGCATTGGTAAAAATGGATTTTCAAGAGTTGCCAAAACTTTCTTCCCCGCTGCCATTGCCACCTTAAAATCAAGGTCATTAAGCAGATCCCAATAAACTTGTGTTCGTTCCGGACTTGGGTTCGTGTCCGTGGTCGCGCTTGAGATATATTTGAAAAACTTCTTAAACTCGTCTTTGTTCATTCGATTAATCCCTCCGTCATTTTGTCCCACTGATCTATAGCATCAAATGATTTGGGTCTATTGGGTTGAGGATTATTCCTTTGAGCTTGTCCTCCTCTCGTAACCTTTTCATTCACATATCCCTCAAACTTAGTTCCGAACAATGTCTCAGGTCGAAGGTATTTCTCTTGATCTGTTCCCGTCCAGCTTGCCACTTTTTTATCAATCACGAGTTTGAAATCTTCAAGGGTAAACTTTTCGTTCCACCTTGCCTTGATAAGCCCCTTAGTCTTTTCTGAGCTAACCTTGTACTTAGAACCAGTTTTTTCGTTAAGATAAAAGATAATTTCCCGATACGGTATATACTCTTCTTTATCTAGTTCTATATCTTTATCTTTATCTAGTTCTATATCTGTATGTTGACTGTCCACGGACTGTCCTGTGACCGTCCTGTGACATTCCTCATTAGATGATAATAGTTTTTTCTTAGCTCTCTCCTTTCGCTTCCTCTCCCTGTCGCGCTCCTTGATCTTCTCTAAACCCTCAACATTTTGGTGCTTATCCCAATTTGGTAGAAATATTCCCCTCTCATCCATGTCGATCATGTCTAATTTTCTGAATGTTTCGAGTGCTAACTTAACTATGTTTGGCGGTTTTTTGAACTTATGGGCAAGCATATCTTCCGTGTATGGTATCTTTTCAGTTAAGTAGATATATCCCCCGGCGTTGCATTTCCCAGCGTGGGTTAATAACCTGATCCAAATAACCAGGATTGCATCAGCCTCGGGAAGGCTTGAGATAAAATCTATCTTTTCATCCTCAAACATGTCGGTCGTTAGTTTAATCCACTTAACGTCTGCCATTCTCTTCGCCTCTTTAACACTTGAAATACTTTGTTTCCTGTCTATAGTTTACCACAACTTGTCCATGTTGTCCATGTTGTGTAACGTATATAATATGGGCAAATTGACCAAACTATGCATGTCTGATATAATAAATTTCAGGGGGTGAAAATAGATGTCTGGCGAAAAACTTGTGCGTTTCAACTTAATGATCTCACCAAAGCAGTTGGAGGAGATTGACGAGTACAGAAAAGATGTTGGCACCTTGCCCCCTAAAGGATCTGCAGTTCGGGAATTAATTAGACTTGGATTAAAAACATACTGGGAGAACAAAAGCCGGGAATAACCCCGGCTTATTCTTTTTATAGATCCGAATAATGAACTACGCTCGTAAGTACTTTTGTTTCCCGACAATAGGAACAACATTCGCACCTAATCGGCTTCTCAACCCCTGACTTAACCGCAATAATCCTCGGCATATTTTCCTCGACCTCGGCCAACTCCTTAACTAATCGCTCATGGTCCGTCATATTGATAATCGCCTTGTCGGGACATTTCTCCTTACTAACAGCAACGATCAAGAACTCTGACCAATCGCCATTCTCTCGACCCATCGCGATCCGTTCGCCCTCGCAATAAATAGCCATTTGGAGGGGATATCGATAAGCCTCCACGAAAGATACCTTTTTCCTAAGTTCCTCGTCCCAGACATGTTCCGTGACACTTCTAGTTGTCTTCAGATCCACGATTCTTCTTCGCTCGTTGTTCTGGACATCAAGCATGCCTTTCCACGTTACGCCAAACATGTCAAAAGTGAGGATAACCTCCTTCTCGCCCTCAAGGCAGTACATAGCTAACGGGTCGCGTGCTAGGCAAGCAATCATCTTGTCAGCGACCAAATATTCGGCTTTAAGAGATCCGTCTTTCTTAAACATGTTCGGATGGTTTGCGATGAATTCTCTCTGTGTTCCCTCGCTCCAGCTATGGACGTAGCTCCCAACCTCGAGGGCGGTGGACGGCTCGTCCACCCATGCCCCGGTCAGTTTTGCCATCGTTTTAGCTTCGCAATTTAAAAAGGATTTATATTGGCTGCATGACATATAAATCTTGTTCGAGTCGCCACCGTGATAGTTGCCATGGGTTAGTTCCATCATGCCTCCTCCTTAGCTAGTTCAGCATCTAACCTAAGACTCTCTTGGCGCTCAAACTCTTCCTTAGCCTTGCGCTCCTGCTCTGCCTTAAATTCAGCCTCGACCTTGCTCTCTGCGGTTGGTTGTTTGTCCTCCTCGAAGAAGTCCTCGCGCCTACTCATCCCATCCTTGAGGGAGTTATATATCTTACCTAAAGAAAGAACGTCTTTTTCGGTAAAGCTATCAATCTTAACACCGACTTTATTCTCGATCATTTCCCGAGTAACGCCGAATGCCTTGAATGCGTCAAACATCTTTTTGAGTCGGTCAATAATCGGTTCTGTGTTTTGGCCCAATAAAGTTCTGTCGCATTCCTCCATGGCAGCATCGACGACATCCTTTGGTATTGCAGCTAGAATACAAGCTCTTTCCCTGCGCGCTCCCATATTAGCCACTAACTCGTATATATCTCTGGGGTCTTCTAGCTTTTGAATAGTTTTTCCAGCCTTACGTTCATGCTTAACTGTGAATATCTTCTCAAATCGAACATTTGTTTCAAGATCCCACGCATAAGCCATGCAAGTTGATTCTCCTAATCTTTGTTCCAATTCGGTTACACCACATGAGAAGTTGCCCCAATTTTGAGCGATAACCTCAGCTAACCTAATTGATGGACCCGTTACTTTCTTCCCGGCTCTTGGATATTCATAGGAGGCAATTAGGGCTAGGGATTTTCGTTGGCATGATTGCTTAATCCGTTGATAGGCCGCGAATTGATCTCTGGGATATTGTTTGGCCATAAAAACCATGCCTTGAATCTCTTGGTTGTATCGTCCATTTGCGGTCTGAATGGCCGCGTTTTGGGTCACTGGTACTGCTTGCTTTAAGGCTAATTCAAAATCATTACTCACTTAAATTCCTCCTCAAATTTCTTGTAATATCCAGCATTAGACCCGGCGATAAATCAAATTCTCTAATCGGATCGTATCCCTTCGTAATTCGTGCATCTTAGCTTTTAATTCAGACACTACTGTACCGCTCCACGGGTTCAAATCTGTCCCGGATTCGATGATTTCGATAACCCGTTTGCACTCAAGAACGACTAACTGCTTAGCATCGTCGGTGCTCACTTAATCTCCCCCTCAATCTTCACATTCAGCTCCCCATCCATCGTTTCGAGAATAATATACTGGAACTCATCCTCATTGATCTCCTTCTCGATCCATGCACGATCAGACTCGTTAATCTTGTTCCATCCATCCAAGCAGATCAGTTTCAATTCCCCAGCCTGAGCCTTTGCCACGCGGAAAGCTAACTCCAACTTCTCGCCATCGCTCAAGCCATCAATCAATGTCTGGCCAATCCTGATCAATCCATCACTATCTACCGTGATCCCCGGGATTGGTAACGCTGCAATCTTCAGCAATTCCATAGGCAATTCGCGGCCCTTCTCGATTCGTTGAGTGAGGGTTTTACTTAGTTCCTCCTTCGGCGCTAACTTCTCGCGGATCATCGAGGCCATGAGATCGTAGTCCCTCAGAAAGCTTTGCATATGTGCCACTTGATCAGCCGCCAAACGAAGGGGTTCGACATCGACAGGAACGGCCTCGGCGAGGATTTGTCGAGCACTCCCCACTTTGGCATCCTCGGTCTTAATTCGCTCGTCCGCTTTTCCACTAATTGCCAATAAAGCTTGTTCTTCCAGTTCGTCGATGTTGGCGAATTCTTGGTCTTTGGTAGCGATGGACTTCTCGTAACTTGCAATTAATTGTTCAGTAACCGCAACGCCATCATTTACAAGTTGGATAGATTCTTTAACTTTAATCGCATATTCATCTTTCAATTGTTGTATTTTACGTTCAAGTTCTGAACCAAGAGCATCAACTGAATGTTTTAAGTTATTATCAGATTGAGCAATTGTATTTTTTGATTCAACAATCTTGTTTTCAAGAAAAGCCTTAAACTCCTTAATCTCGTTCCGCTTCTGGTCCATCTGATTGCGCTTCGTCTGCTTCTCGGTTTCAGCCTCAGCCTTGACCGTAGCAATGCGGTTTTCTAGCCCTTCAACGATGTTCTTGGCACTATCTATCCGCTTATTAACTTCCTCGGCCTCAGCAACCTTACCGTAATATTCAGCAACCTTCTTCAAGCGCCATTCCTCACCGTCATAGTTGGGAGGGAGTTGATCCTTATAGCCTTTGATTTGAGCCTTGAGGACCACAATCTCCTGATTAATAGCAGCCCTTTCCTCGTAATAGTGAGCGACGATCTGCCCAAGGATTTGAAGGATATGCGCCTCGTAATTTATGCCCTCTGGGATCTCGCTGAACCAATTTGAAATATCGTCCATACCCCAAGGAATCTCCAACAAATTGAGGATAATCTTCGCTTGCTCAGTCGGTGATTTACCAACGAATTCTAAAGGTTTGAATACATCGCCATTGATAAACTGTTTAAGGAATTTCTCATTACTCGGTACAGCCTCGCCCGGTTTCCTAACCTTCAGGTAGTCAGCCTTGCCTGTCCGAATCTTGCGATCAATTTCGAGCCCGGTGTCGGTTTGAATAAAGATCGTTGCCTCTTCCTCGCCATGACGAACGATCTCTGTCCGCTCGGATTTATTGGTGAATCCTTTTTGGAGTGCCTCAACGATACTCGACTTCCCAGAACCCTTGTGCCCTGATATGTGATTGATTTTCCCTAAGTCTTTGGACAACTCAGTTATCCCTAGAAAATTGTTAATCTGAATATGTTTTACCTTCATTTCTTCATTCTCCTCATCCTAAATTTTCTAACTCCATTGGCGAATAGCAATGCGTAGTCCCTGGCCTATCTGTACACTGCTCACAATTCATGAAACAGGCCTCATCGCTGCACACTAACATCCTTAGTCCCTCGAATTCCTCTCGCCACGCCTTTTGGCAACTCAAACACCTGCACACGGTTTTGCGCTTAGTCTTCGCGTTCTTCATTGCCCGATTTGCATACCTTGGACGCTCGGCATTCATGACCTCGACCTGTATTCACAATTCGTTGTAGCCAACGTTCCATCACAATCCACCTTGCAATGATAAATGGTTGATGGCTTCAAGCGATGGCAACGATAAAGATCGCCACATTTAAAACACAGACAATTTTTGCAAGCACGACCTCGCTCAATCAGCGGAAATTCAACCAGCGATTCAACTTTCGAGACATCTATGTTACACTGAGGTTGTATAGTTTCCCTTGGGGCTCCTTGTGGCGAGGAGTCCTTTTTCATGTTCCAGGCTTGATTTAAGCCCTGTAGGGTCTGTGCAATTCCAACAACCTTCTCTTCGGCTGTGGTGTGTATTTCGCCCATGATTTCCTCGATGATTCCGATGGCGTTCGTGTTCATTTGGGCTTTGGTTTCTAGGTCGATGAACCATCCTGATCTATCCATTAGTTGCCTCCTTGTAAATTTATTGGTTAGCCTTAAAAAAAGCTTGGGCAAATCCTTGGGGAGTAATACTGCGTCTTACTTGGCGCTTGTCTAGCCCGCATCCTGGGTTGTATTCATAACCTTGTGGTAATTCTGGCAAATCATTTAATAGGGTTTTGTCGAACTTTCCTGCCGTACACTTAATTGGTGTTTTAGTTGGAATATTAAAATTCCCCCATATATGCGTTCTCTTTTTGTAGTTGTCACCGTAGTCTGCAGGTGTAAATTCTAGCGGCGGATTGCCAAGAAAGTATTTCAGGAAACCTCTCGGATTTTCTAGGGCCCAAAATTTAAGAGAAGTTACTTTTGCGTATTCGCTCACTAGTGAGTATTGTTGTTGCCAAATTATCTCCAGGCAACGCTTAACTAATTTCATGGACTGCTCCAGGTTGCGCGGGTTCTTAGCGTTGGTTCGGCAAAGACTAAAGTGTGTGCATGTTGGCGCTGCGAGTATGCCATATACCCCCCCAGGAGGCTCATATGTGAATACATCGTGCTCCGGCAATGTTATCAACCTAACGTCATAACCAGCGTCTTTGTACGGTTTGCTCCAACTTCCAGTACCTCCACAAAGGTCGAGGATTATCTTGTCTCCGTTCACGCCCCCAACCCCCTAACTTCCTTTTCGCATATTAATTCATGCTCACACGCTACAATGTAAACTGCGAACACCATTCCACACGCTTTACATTTGTAAACTTCAATTGTTTCCCTCACGCCCCCAACCCCCTAACTTCCCCACTAACCCGATGTATAACCCGAAAACACCCGGGAACATCTCTTTCGACGAGCCAGTTCTTTGGTGCTGGCAATGACTTCATTTTGTCCTTCTGCGCCCGAGTAGGTTTACGACCATGTTTCACTTCAAGTCACCCCCTATATCAAATATCGTTAAGTTCACCATCCCATCTGGTAGAATATTAACCGCTGGAGCATCATCCTTTTTCTTTCCTCTCGCCGGTTTAATATCGGGGTCAAACGAATCGAAAACGGTTAACGACCCTTCCTTGTCTGCCATTTCTTCAACTGCGGCCCTCAAATTCCCAATAGATTGATCAAAATAACTAGGCTTTAACTCGATACCCTTGTATTGGCGGCCCATCTTTAACGCCACATACCCGCTGGAACCTATGCCATTGAAGGGGTCCAACACAGTATCACCAACGTTTGTCCATAACTCCAAGCCTCTCTGAATAACTTCCAATTGTAATGGGCAAATATGTTTTTCGTCTTGCTCCACCCGAGCTGACTTGCGCTGCAATGTGTCAGATTGACGAATATCCATCCATACCGGGCTTGCGTATCTCTGCCAAATTTCGACCGGAAACTCCTCTGGCGTGTGGCAAACTTTCTCGGGGTTTTCTCCAGGCTTTCGCATCGTAATTAGATAATCCGGCATACCTTGGCGGCACATGGAACTATCCTTTTTGATCTGCTTATGGAGAAGTCCAAGAGCTTTTGTCCTCTGCATTTCCACAACAGGGTCTTTCCAAATAACAACTTTTGAATGATAGATAAATCCTGCGTCCTGGAATAGCTTTACAAGCATACCTGGCAAGTCTTTCAGTCCGATAACCCCATCCTTCGACTTCATCATTGGCAATTCCATGCAATGGAAACTGAGTAATCGTCCTGGAATAGTAACGCGATAAAGTTCGTCGACTAGGTATTTGAAGTGCTGCAAAAACTCATCATCGTTGCGACAATTACCCATGTCCCTATCACTATTTGAGTATGTGTATAAATTAGCAAATGGTGGCGAGAATACAGTGTAGTGGATAGAATCGCTTGGCATTTTCCTAGTCTCTTCAACGCAATCCCCTAGCCTCAATTCCCATCCCTGTCCTTCAACAACAGACGTTTCGTAGGTTGCCGTATCCCGAATAGTACTCTTGATATTTTCTTTAGTGATTTCCTGAGTCGCCGCAATCATCCCGTCTAACATTGTATTAAAATCATCCTCTTTCCTTTGAATATTGCGGACTACTGCGCCCTCCGCCTTTGCTGTGATAATGTAAACGTCAACAGGTTTGGTTTGTCCGAATCTCCAGCATCGTCTAATCGCTTGGTAGAGTTGCTCGAAGCTATCTGACAACCCCACGAACGCCATCTTAGAACAATGCTGCCAGTTCATCCCGAACCCAGCTATGGATGGTTTTGTGACAAGTTTCTGGACCATACCATCTGTGAATCCGATCATGGATTGCTCTTTGTATTCTGGCTTGTGGCTCCCTCTGATCTCGATAGCGTCTTTAATCCCCTGGGTTAATTTTTCGCTCTCATCATTCAAATTGCACCAGACTATCCACGGCTCGTCAGACTCATTAACGATGTCTGAGCATGCCTTTACTCGCTCATCAATACTCTCTCGCCTTGCTTGCTGCCTATCCGATAGAGTTAGTGCTTCTCCATCAAAACTGCTATTCTCAACATCTACAGAGATTTGGTGAATATTAAGTGGAGGAAGATCAAATCCATCATCTTCATACCCTAAATTTGATGGTTTTTGCATCATTACGGCCCAATTAGCGACCCATATCCAGAATGTTTCAACAGCATGACCTTTGATTCTCCATTTGCTTGTTGAACCTCCATCATGGACAAAGAACATGGCCAACATTTCAGATCGTGTCATTACCCCTAAGAATTCGGCATGATTACATAACTCCATGTGGTCGTTTGGGGCTGGCGTAGCCGTGCAGGCTAGTTTGTATTGGGTATCCTTAAAACCTTCAATTATGGACGTTCTAACCTTACCCGTAAATGATTTCAGGATAGAACTTTCATCCAGGGCAACACCGCCGAACTTAGATAAATCAAACTTGTGTAGAAGCTCATAGTTGGTGATATTAATACCTGGCTTTACATCGAATTGCTCTCTACAGAGGTTTACATGGATACCGAACTTAGCTCCCTCTTTTACCGTTTGACTTGATATGGCTAATGGTGCGAGAATCAAAACGTCTAAGCCTGTAGCGACATGTATCTGCTTACTCCATTCGAGCTGCATAATTGTTTTACCAAGCCCTGTACCTGCAAATATTGCAGCTCTTCCCTTTGCCAATGCCCATCGCACAATGTCTTTCTGGAATTGAAATAACTGTTGACTTATACCTGTATCGGCCACATAAATACCGCTACTTTTGAACGCTGGTTTTTTGCTTTCAAGAAATGCTGCGTACTCTATTTAAATCCACCCCAATTCACACTATCGATAAACACCGGCTGCACAGCCCTCTGTCCGACCATCCTCGTATCCTGATAATCGACCACCATCTCCGACCGAATCGTGTCGCCACTCCTCAGCATCCGCGACCAGAGTTCATGGTGCTCTCGCTTGGCTTGCTCGAGCTTGTACGCCTCGACTTCGCGACGAATCAGCTCGATTTTGAGTAGTTGCTTGCGAATGGATTTGAGTAGGTTTTTCATCTTCTCCCCGCCTTTCCTTTCCTCCACGCCATATACCGCTCGTAATGGTTCAACTTTTTCTTTGTGAAAATCGGCGTAAATGCAATCCTAGCAACACCTAACGCCCAATACCCCTCTGGCCCCTGCTCTCACTTAGCCTTGCATTTCGGACAGCGGAATTCGGCCTTACCTGCAGGGAAGTACATGAGTTGACCGCAAATGCACGTTGGGACCATTTGCTTTGGCATTGCTCATGGCTTGTCCTCCTCACTTAATCAATACTTAATTTCTCGATTAGCGCGGCTTTGCAGATTGCTTCGGCGACTTCCCCTACGGCAGCATTTGCCTCGTTTCCAAAATGCACCCAGCTTTGATCGCCGTCTTCTGTGCTGGCAATAATGTAAGGTGAATTCATCTTCTCAACGACTTCCCAAGCATCATAGAGTCTGGTTGATGGTCGAAACTGTTCGCTTCTTTTCAGTCCTGGAGCAATATCCTCAAAAGGTCTCCATGCTCCTCGACCCCATTCCATAACGTCATTTCCCACCAAGGCATCCAACTCCGGCCCTGGCTTCATGGCTAAAATCTCAGCCTTTGTCATACTTACATCCCTCACTTAATCAACTTACTCACAAACGATTTAAGCTGTCCCTTGCTTAGCTCTTCCTTCTTCAATCGTTGTTGCTCCTGATACTTCAGCCTCCGCGCCTGATCCCTTTGCAGTATCTTCCATCCCCTTAGATGAGTTATCATGCTTACCTCCTATACCCTCTAACGCATCGCGCCAACACTGCCGACATTCGGTTCCTACACCACACTCAAGCGAATCATTCAGCCCGACATTGCTCGGACAAGGGACATCGTCGCTATCTGGCCCGAAAGCCTCTAGGACCTTTTCAAGTTGGAGTTTTGGGCGAGCGTTTTCGGATTTGAGTTGATCGATGGTTGTCATGGTTTTTCACCTCCTTGTGTTAGTTTAAATACCTGCCCTGCACCGTCTTACTAATCGAAAGACCTAAATTAAATTTCTCACTAAGTGCCATTAAGTTCACAGTCTCATCCAGGATCTCCTGACGTGGTACGAGCATATCTGGTGTCATTTTGTCCTTCTTGAGCATCTTTTGATAACCATACATAGTTGATACTGTTTTATTGGCGATTGTGTTAGCTTTGATAAAGTGCTTTGGAACTGGTTTAGCTAGATTGGCGTTTAATTGGGCCATTGCTCCGCGCTGGTGCTCTTTGTCCAACATGCGGAAGACCTGAAATCCCTCGAGGCCATCGGACTTGCGGAGAGTTTTAAGGATATCGAAGACCCAATCTTGAAAGTCTTCAGCTTCTTTCTTCCTAGAGCGCATAATCACCCTGTAGATACCAGCCTCGGAAATAATAGATACTTCCTGTTCTCCACCTTGGGTGCTCATTAAGTGAGTACCCTTTTGACTGGGTTTCACCTTGCGGAGCATGCTATCAACTCTGTGATAATCCAAAGCTGTTGCGATGTCGGTCGCCGCTCCCCACCAATCACCATGATTAACCTCTACAAATCGGACTTCATGACCTAGCCAAGTTTCGGTTCGTATTTTCACTAGCTCACTTCCTTTTTGATCAAATCCGCTTTTTCACAATCCATCGACTTCCTATACCAATCAACAAGGTAATCCGCTAACTCCTGTAGTTCGCGTTCATCGTTCGCATCTAATATCTTTTCCAACCCCCTCGATTCTCCGAATAACGGATTTCGTTAGTTTTTCGTCATAAAAAACTGCTACATCTTCGCCTAATACCTTGGCGATAACCTCAAGTTTCTCAGCGGTTATATTGGCTTGTCCGTTCTCTAAGTACTGATACCCCTGTGGTGTCTTGTATCCCAGCATTTTACTAACATGACTTGCCATAATCCCCTTTGCCTTCCTTATGTTCTTCACGTTGTCGCGAATCACTCCAGTCACCCCCTCTCTATGCACGGATTTCGTTTGTAGGCTTACGCTTATCTTATATTCGAATCTCGTACATGTCAATATCTTTTTTGGTAAATTTAACATATTGCGTACAAATAGTTCATAGACTATCTGGTTATGCTATAATAATGCTGTTATAATTATAAAAGATGGAGGCTATCACACATGACCAATATTGGTGATCGTATCCGAGATTTGCGTGATCGCCGTGGTTTCAAACAACAAGAACTAGCGGAGAAGATTGGAACATCGCGGCAAGTTCTTTCTAATTGGGAGAGAAGTTATACGCCAGTTGATACTGAAGGAGTAGCGAAATTAGCTAAAGTATTAGAGGTATCGGCTGACTACATCCTTTATGGGCGAGAAGGCGGCTCTACAATTAAACAAATAGCACTAGCACTGGAGGGGGATGATGAGCTTTTAGCATTCTTTGATGATTTAAGCAAGAGAGAGGATTTGAGGCTGTTGTTTAAGCAGGTTAAACCCTTAAAGCCAGACGTTATCAAACGCATAATTAAATACATTAAGTTGGTAGAGGACGAAGAGATGAATGAATGATTAAACCCACGACAATGATGTCGTGGGATTTTTGCATCTTTAAGCGTTCTTACAAAATAAACAAGAAGGTGACATAATGGGACAAAGTTTTCGTGCAACCGACCTAAACGACGTTAAAGTTCACTCAGTCATGCTAGGAGAAGGAATTAAAGGTTTCATCTATGTCTCAAAGAAAAACGTACCACACATCTTTATTAGCGAGTCACTGTCTCCAGAATGCACAGCAGAAACATTGGCTCACGAACTCTATCACCTCAAGCACGACAACCTATCTCGCGGAATCGGACTAGACAAACAGCAAGATGAATCTGAGCAAAAGGCTAATAAATTCGCCGCACGAAATTTTCACAGACTAATAGACCTTATGCGTATTAGTGCCATTTAACCCTAAGACCATCACCTCTAGAGAATGCCTGGAACTCCCAGGTGCTCTCTATATAATAAAGTGTAGTTTGTGATATGGCATCTCCTGAAATTCCTAACTCTAAACTCCGTCCCAAACGATACGAGATAACTGCCCTATTGCCTCTTTTTCCGTTTTCCTGCTCAATTGTAAGCACCTCTACCTTTTTAACTAGACCGCGAATAACCCTAGCCTTTACCTTTTTGTCGAGGATTTCGGATTGTTTAAGGATAAAATCAAAGAGCACTTGAGAATTAATCACCTCAGCCTCAACTGACTTCGATTTCTCCTGCTGCTCAAATAACTGTTCCTTGCGCGAATTAAGAGATCTTATTTCTATTGATATTGATTTCAGCTCTTTTTCTGCATCCTCATCCGATATGATTCCCCTGTTGATCAGGGAGAGTATCTTCTCTTTTGCTTTCTGCTTCTTGATAAGAGCCTCTTCAACTTCAGATAACTCGTTGACAACAGGCGCGACAGACTCCTTACCCTTGGCAACCGAACGATCTACATATTTCTTGATTTGCTCAGGCTTCTTCACGATCTCTAATATGTCGGACCAAACAGCATCCTCGATCAGTGTGGCCTTGATTTGCTTTGCTGTACATCGTTTGCCCTGCCCTTGGTCCGTTGTGCCCGTACAGCGATAATAGGCCCTATTAGTTCCTCCACTGTTCCCAATCATGGACCTTCCGCAATGTCCACAGAAAATAACTCCCCTTAACAAGTACAATCTTCCTCGCTTTCCTCTCGCATTATCAGCATTGGCCAGTATCTTCTTCTGAATAGCATTAAATGTCTGTATATCGACAAGTGCAGGAACGTCCACTTCGATTGTTTCCCTATTCCTCTTTGACCTTTGTAGATAATTATAAACCCCAGTATATGCCTCAGTCTTGAGAATGATAGAGATATGTCCTGCATGCCATTTCCCTGTGCTGGCGTTCTTCGTGCCCTTGGAGGTTGCTGGAGTCTCGACTCCTTTTGCGTTAAGATATTTGGCTAACTCAAACATAGTCATTTCCTCAGAATATAATTTAAAGACGAGCTTGACGGTTTCTGCCTCCGGTTCATAGATAACCAACTTCCCATCATCGCCGATGCGATAACCAAATGGTGGAGCACCAGAAACCCATTTTCCTGCCTTCGCGTTCCGATCCTTACCCATTTGTGTACGCTCTAAGATTGTGTCCCTCTCAAGGGCCGCGATACTTGCCAGCAATGTCATGAAGAACTTGCCTGTTGGTGTGCCTGTGTCGAAAGCCTCTGTCATGCTGATTAGCCGAACGTTATACGCCTCCAAGAATTCATAGGTATCGAGAACGTGCTTAACGCTACGAGCTAACCTATCTAAGCGATAAACGTAAACCGCCCCAATCTTCCCTATCTTCACATCATTTAGCATCCTTGAAGCGTTTTCTCTTTTCTCTAATGCGATGGTTCCGGACGTACCTTCATCGAGATACATTTCAAATCCAGTTGTTTCGTTCAAATCAAAATACTTATTCGCATAGTCTACCTGTGCCTCGATCGTCCCCTTTTCAGCTTGCTCGTCCGTCGAATTCCTACCATAAAAAGCGTCTATCTTCAAATTTACGCCTCCTTGTCTTAGGACAACTTTAGTGGTGCATAGATTATACCATTAAGGGAGGGGGTAAAATGATAGAAATAATTAGGATACTCCAAGACGAGGATGA